TTATAATTTAGGTACAACAAGAGTTTATAATTTTGCTAATGGTAGTAGTATTACTACCAAATTACCCCTTACTATGTCACATATTTATATAAATTAGTGACACTAATTCGGAAAAATTCATGCAATCTATTTAAAAGGCATTTAGAAGCGTTTTAAGACACTTTGCCTCGTTTTGGATAGATAGTACTACTCAAAGGCAGATATGCCCTAGAATCGCCTTAAAAGTGCCTTTAATCGTTATTCCTCGTAAATATCCATCTCGTTAGGTAAATCTACCTCCTTATCAAACTCATAAAGCGGAATATCTTGGATATGACCTGCTTCTGTAGCTGGAACGACCATTCCGCTATCTTCAACCAAAAGGTTCTCATCACCATCCAACTGCTGCGTACTACTCGGTAGTTCCTCTACATGGTTAGCCTTTAGGACATTAACAGTAATCTGCTTAACCACATCTCCTTCATGAGCAACCTCTTGCCTTTCGATATAGCCTCTACGCTTACCCTTGGTTTTTAAGAGGAACATTGTAGCTAGGGTATCACCCTTAGCAATCCTTTCCATTAACTTATGCTCACCGAAGTCAAGCATAATCTCCTCAGGCTCTATTTCAGCTAGTCTTTGTCTAAACTCAGGGTCTTTATCACACCAGGACTTGTATTGACCTCTACCAACCCCTGCTGATTCACAAGCAATGGTGATATTGCCAAAATTCTCCTTGTAAGCTATGATAAAAGCTTCTTTGCTAATATCTCTGAACTCTGCATTCATATTATCGGTTTTTAGTTGGTGTTCGGATAGATGTGATATGTACTACCTTCTCTACCTTGATATGGTCAAAGCTAAGCACACTTTCGCACTTAGTACACTTGATGGTATGTTCCCTTATGGAACTATCCCAAACATAATCCTCTGTAGATACTCCGCATTTACATCTGTAAGTTCTCTTGGCTACTGTGTCTTTCATATTATAATAAATTATAATGGGTTATATGGAAAATAAAAAAAATCAGAAAGTGAAAAAACATAAAAATATTGTTTTGTATCAGAATATTGGAGGGCACAAGGGATCTACGAAATTTTTCGTACGAAACAAAGTGGTAGGGGGTATCCCTCCCAATTACTCATAAACTATATTATGTTAAATGGCCATCATGTCATACCTCTTCCCTCCTACCCTCTTCACTATCTAGGGGCAAAAATATGTATTTTTACTTTATTGATTGTTTACTGACTCTTTCGCATTCGCTAACAATCTACCTGAAATACTTTAATTCAATCTATGTATGAATATATCCATATAGTAGATAATATAGCATATATTATATAATGTATCCTATATTATACATTGTATCATATAGGATATAATATATCCTATACTAATATAATGTATGCCAAACCATGGGCGAATACCTCATACCAGGGTAGCGTACGATCCGGATAAACAAAACTATTTTAATCTTTTTTGATATTGTTTGATGTTTGTATCTATATAATGCCTATATTTACTAGGCCATTATAAAACAAAATGGCCCTTTATTATGGAAACACTTATAGAACAAATCCTACCAATTCTCTTTACTTGTCTTGTTACTTACTTCCTTGGAAGTGTAATAAGATTATTCATTCACCTTTTAATTTCTGAACCATGCAAGTAATTAGCCTCTTCGAGTTAGTAGCCATTAGCGTAGTTAGTATTCTAATATATGCACTTATCAAAACAATAATACAAACAATCAAAAGCAAGTAAAATGAAAGTACAAAACCTACAAACAATTAAAGATGTTCAAAAGTTCTTTGAGCATATCGTGTACGATTTAGGAATCAATTTCCATATTGATACACCATTTAGTGATTATATAGATATAATAACCAATAAGGCAATGATGTCAAAAAGCGAGGCAATCAGATATGAAATAATGATGGGCAAAGCTATTGACATTTGCAACGCTGAAGGAGTTGATGAATATGAAATGGGATTGAATGTTTTAGAATCATTTATAAACTCTTAAAATAAACAAAATGAAAAAAGCAAAATTTAGTTGTGCAACAAGTGAAGTTTTTAATGGCTTCAAAACGGATTTGACTTGGAATGGATGGGAATGCCCATTATTTGAACTCGATGAAGCCAAAAGAGTAATTGAGTATTTTAACTACCAACAAAAGACTTTTGGAGGTGAATACTATGAGCAATTTACTTACATAGAAAGCGAAGACGCTATACTATCACAAACCTTTGAAGAGGGTTTGCATATGTCGGAGCACGATTGGAAAGATAAGCCCACTATTATTGATGGGGTTAAATATTACGAAGTTGCAAATTGCAACTATACTTGGGAATTAGCACAAGATTAATAAATATAAAAAAACACAAAATGAAACCTTTAAAATCAGACATTAAAAAACACTCTACCAAAATGGTAGAAACAATGGTAGAAAACATTTCCAACTATTTGCATTTTCAATATGCAACAACAAGCGGAGATATATCGCCAATGCAACAATGGGCACTTAACGACACAAAAGAAAATTTATCCAATTTAATTGTAGAGCAAATTTTTCAAAATTTAGACTTTACAAAGTTTGACATCCATAGCTTAACAAGGGATGAGTTGATGGAGTTAGCATATTCTCTTGATTGGAATGGCTCATGGGATGCGGATGAGGAAGGACAAGAGCCTATAACAAAAGATGAGTTAATAGAAGCAATTTTGGACTTAATAAACGTAAACGAATAAAACAAACAAAATGAAAAACACAATTTTAAAAGTAGTAAAACAAGTAGAGTATGATAGATATGTTTTTATATCATGCAAAGGTGATGAAATAGTAGGATTGAATTTTCACCAAGACATTACAAGCCTTGACTATAAATTCGCTAATCCTTGCCCACATCTAACGGAAATTTTTAATAGGTTAACTAAATGTAGATTTAGTTCAAATAATCTAACCCAAGAAGATTCCGTATCCAAGGCCATTGATTTATATGTAGATGCCTTTATATTTCAAGATTAATTAATAAAAACAAACAAAACAAAAAAAACACATGAAAAAGATTACACAACAAAGCGTAAACGCTTTTATTAACGATTTGCCATTTAGTAAAGACAATACAAGAGTTTTTATTGATAGGAATTTTAATAACCCATTAACTCAACTTTATTTGCATGGGAACTTGATTGCGGAGAAATGTTTGAGAAGTGGTAAGATTAGCATATCAAATTGCGGATGGTTTACTAGGACAACCAAAGAAAGGCTAAATGGGTTGCCAAATGTTTCTATATATCAAAGGAAGGGTATTTGGTTTTTAAATGGTAGGCCTTGGGATGGCTCTTTTACTGAAGTAGTATAAACCCATAGCCCATCGCTTAAGGCGTGAGATTCGATTCTAAATGGGCTCTAATTTTCACCAAAACACAAAACAAATGTTTACACGAATCAACAACGACATGAATGGGAACCCTCGTTATGTCGTACACTATCTACAAATAGCGGAAAGCTATGAAAGAGCCCTTTTTTTAGGTCGTAAGATTGGAGGAAGGAAATTCCACAATAAACAATATGGGGGAGGCGTTGCCTTTCAGTCGTACAATATTCAAGCATTAGAAGAAAGGATCAAAGAGTTAAGGCAAGGCGAATATTTAGCCTCTTAACAGTTCACGATCCGGGATCATTTTAATGGTTTGAAATGGACTTGAAAAGGCATGGTATAACTATGCCCCAAAAAACCCACAAAAACCTTATTGGATTACTATGCCTAAAAATCCCCCAAAAATCCATGGCAAAAACTTGCTAAAAATCCCATGCGGACAAAAATCTAGTAAAGGATAGCAAAAATCTTTTATGATTTACTTAACAAAAATCCCCATAAAAATCTGAAATAATAACAAAAACTTCCTAATTTCACCAAACAAAACAAAAAACCCATCTATGAATTTTGAATTAATCACCGCCAAGTATGATTGCAGATGCAGTCTTACTGGCAAAAACTTCAGTCGTGGTGACCAAGTTTACTACAATTATGAGGCAAAAACCTTTTTAGATCCAGTGTATTACGAGAATGTAATGAGTCAGCAAAAATCTCGTGGACTACAAAGCTACTTTGAACGACACCAAAAACTTAACAAGATTTACCCAACCCAAAAACCCTAACACATGGCAAAATTCGAGTTCGTTACGGAAACCAACCCAGTAACACAAGCAGTAATCTACTACACTAGAAAAGATGAATTATTCATGGAAAATAGCTTAAGTCATACCAAGGAGAAGGCTTATGACAGATTTATAAACATATCTAGTGGAGTAAAGACTGAACCTATTGTGCAAGTACTAGAAACAAGATATTCAATCACCCAATAAAAACCTGCAATCGTGCACCCAACCCCATCACATCTAAAACAAAAAGGGCTTCGTGACTATTTTATGGTCACAATAGATGCCCACAGGATCAAAAAGGATTACCTCTATCGTGGTATGTTTATCCATTGGGATAGCAAAAAACCCCTAGATAAGTTCTACTACTGGAGAGGAGATTATTTCACATCTATTGAAGGGGCAATGCGTTCAATCGATAGACATTATAAACTATTTAAAAAACTAAAAAATGCTGATTAGAGATTATCGTGCCTTACTTAAGTATGGCGATATAAAAAAGATTTGTGAGGTAACAGGTTACAGTCCTTACCTAATAAAAACTCGTTTAGCCAAGGCTGATGAGGAGATGATTGAGATTGTAGAAGTGTTCTACGCAAAGAAAATCGATGAACTTAAAAATGCTATCTATGATTACCAACAAGGCTAAACAAGTAAACTACTGGACTATACCTGCGGTTCGTAGGCATAAGCTTAATTTAAGGCAAAGAGAGGCATTGGCTAATGAGATTATCGCCAAGGTCTGTACCTACTACAATATCAGTAATGAGGATATTAGAGGCAAAAAGAGGTACAGAGAGCAAGTAACTGCAAGGCATATGGCTATGTATCTTATTCGCAATAAGGTGGGCCTAAAGCTTAAAGCTATTGCTGATTTGTTTGGTAGGGATCATACTACTGCCATCCATGGTATAGCAAGTATATCAAACCAAAGCGATGTGGATTTAATCATTGCAACTGACATAGAAAACCTAATCAATATTTTATAAATCAAAACACCAAAAACTATGAGTGATTTTTCAAAATGGGATGAGCAAGAGCAAAGATTGTTTATTGCTAAAATCATCCACAACATTAACTATTCGCAGAACAATTTAATCCTTATGAAAGCTTTAGTAGAGCTATGGGATACATACCCAGTTCGTGAGGCTTTGTTCTTTACACAAAATTTAATCAACCAAAAAACCCTACAAAATGGAAATGCAATTAACTAATCCTTCGTATGAATTAATAAACAAGGATTCTATGCTTAAACTATCAACAGAACTATCTCAGTTGATAAAAGAGAAAGGCTTATCATCTAACATTCAAGGTAAGCAATTCGTGAATGTAGAAGGATGGCAATTCGCAGGTGCTTCCTTAGGCTTAATGCCTATCATTACAATTACTACCGACCTATCTAAAGATGATGAGATTAAGTACATGGCAACCTGTGAGGTTCGTAACATTACAAGCGGTCAGTTGGTAGCTACTGGTATTGCTTTATGTTCCAATAAAGAGAAAACTAAACGCTTCTTCGATGAGTATGCTATCTTATCCATGGCCCAAACAAGAGCAATCGGTAAAGCTTACAGAAACTTATTAGCCTGGTTGATGAAAGCTGCTGGATTTGAAGCAACACCTGCTGAAGAGATGGACTTCGCTAAAGAGGAAGCACCTACCAAAAAACCTAAAGTAGTTGAGGTGGTAGCAGAGGAGATTCCTGTTGAGGTAGATCGTGATGCTATCATTAAAGATATCCAAGCTGCTGCTAGGATGAAGGACTTAACTGATATATTCTTTTCTAATAAGGAATATATAGAAAAAGACCAACAATTAATGAAATTAATGACTGCTAAAAAAGAATCGTTAACAACAAAAAAGAAATAATATGAGTAATTTACTACCAAGCATTGAATTAAATTCAATTACACCATCCAAATTTAGCATAGAATTACTTAAGCAAGTAGTTGTATCACATTTCAGAGAAACAGGCGAGAATCCCCTTGAAATGCTCGTTAAAGCAGAAGCATTAGTTCAGTTGTTAGAAGGAATTAGAGCTGATTTAAAAGAAGATGTTATCAGTCAGTTAGACTTACATCCTCAAGGTAAGGCAATAGTGCTTGATGCTGAGATTAGCAGAATAGAATCAGGAGTTAAGTATGCCTATGATGGTGACCATACATGGCTTAAGTATAACCAAGAGCTTGAGGCTATTAAGTTTAAGCAGAAGGAAAGAGAGTCTTTACTTAAGACTATCAAAGAACCATTGGTTGATCCTGAAACTGGCGAGATGATTTATCCTGCTCCAAAGTTTAGTACTACCACTTTTAAAATATCCCTAAAGAAATAATATGAAAAATTTATTAGAGAAATTACAAGAAAAATATCCTGAATATTTTATTCAAGAAATAAGCGAAAAAGATTTAATACCTGATGGGAAGGAACAGTTTATTAGCATTAATATTACACCGCATATTAAGGAAGATGGTAGTATTGCTTATAAGTTAAGAAGAAAGTCAAAAGACAATGTTTTTATATATACAAATTGGTGTAAAGATTCAGAAACATTAGTAAATAATTTATTAAATGATTTACTATGAAAGCATTAGGATTTATTAAATTTTTCTTTATAGCAGTACCAATAGCGGTGCTGCTATTTATAATCTGTGAAACTTATTTTAAAATCAAAGCAATAAAACGATTATTTTGATACTACAATTAGAACAAACAATAGATGTTTTAACCCCACTAGGCTATGGAAAAGCAATCGCATGGATTGATTACGGAACTGATACTAACACCATATGGAAAGTGGTGTGTTACGATACAGGAAGAGTGCGTAACTTTTACGATGATGACATACTCGTTTACCCAAATGAAA